GATAATAGATGACGTTGCTTTTGCGAGTTGGCTTAATAGTTCCGATAATGCACAATGGAAAGTCTATAGGGGGACAGTATGATCGTAGGTGCTTGCGTACCAGCTAGGGACGAGGTTCATACCTCATTTGCTTTTGACTTTGCCAAGATGGTTGGCAGAGATTCAAGACATAGATGCTCTAAAGAGGGCAACGGGCTAAAGCTCTATACGATGGCAGGAACGCTGATATTTGATCAGAGAGAGAAGCTAGTAGATGCTGCTCTTGCTGAAGGATGCGATGCGGTTCTGTTTATTGACTCCGATATGCGGTTTCCGTCTGACACTATTGATATTTTGTTAAGCCGTGATGTGCCGATTGTCGGGGTTAATGCAGTAACAAGACGTAAGCCGACACTACCGACTGCATTGAATCTGCACGTTGAAAAGAATGATGAGGGTAAGATTATTCATCACGCTTGGCATAAAATAGATTCGATTGGTAAGGAAGGCATAGAGCCTGTTACAGCGGTTGGTTTTGGTGTGGTTATGATTCGCAGGGAAGTGTTTGAGAAGGTTCCTAAGCCTTGGTTTGATGTGGGTTGGGGATCTAAGGGCATCATTGGTGAGGACGTACATTTCTGTATCAAGGCGCTAGATGCTGGCATACAGACTTACGTAGACCACAGCCTGTCAAAGCATATCGGTCACATTGGTACGTATGAGTATCGATGGGATGATGTAGAGGAAGGCGCTATAGAGGCGCACAATAAAGGGAAATAGACATGGCATTTACGAGCTACAGTGACCTAAAGACTACGATAGCAAACTACTTAGCTCGTAGTGACCTTACCTCAGTTATCCCTGACTTTATCCGTTTGGCTGAGGAGCGTCTTCGTCGAGACTTGAGAATCCGTCAGATGTTGGTAGTGGCTACGGCTGACACTACGGCTGGCGATTCTACGGTTGGCTTTCCTTCAGACTTCCTAGAGATGCGGGATATTCATCTGAACACAGTTCCTATCGGATCTTTGTCCTATGAGGCTCCTAACGCTTTCTATTCTAATACTAGGTCTAGTGAGGCTGGTCTTCCTAGAACCTACACGGTGCTGGCTTCGGAGCTTCAATTGTCTCCTATTCCTGATTCTGTTTATACGGCTCAAATGCTGTATTACGCAAAGCCTACGCTCCTAAGCGACGCAAACACAAGCAACGTATTCTTGGCTAATTGCCCAGATGCGCTGCTGTATGCGGCTTTAGGTGAGGCTGAACCGTACTTAATGAATGACGCTAGGTTGCAGGTCTGGGCATCGTTGTATGACCGTTCTATAGCGTCTATTTCTGCTGCTGACCAATCTAGTGAGTACAGCGGTCAACCAATGGCAATGTCTTATAACGTGAGGTAAATCATGGCAGAAATGTCGAACTATCTTGAGAATGCTTTAATTAATGTTACGTTGCGTAATACTGCATACACAACTCCGACAACTGTATATCTTGCGCTTTACACAACAGATCCTACAGATGCTGATACTGGTACAGAAGTCACTGGTGGCTCTTATGCTCGTCAGTCTATTACTTTTGGCGCACCAAGTAACGGAGCTAGTACAAACAGTGCTGCGATTGAGTTCCCGCAATGTACAGCATCATGGGGAACCGTGACTCATGTGGGTATCCGTGATGCCTCTACCGCTGGTAACCTGCTGTATCACACACCATTGGATGCTTCTAAGACGATTGACAGCGGCGATATTTTTAAGATTGCTATTAGTAGCTTGAGTGTCACTTTGGCATAAGGGGTAGAAAATGCCTCTGGTCGTCAAAGATAGGATTAAAGAGACCAGTACAACATCCGGTACAGGTACATTAACGTTAGCTGGCGCTTCTGCTGGCTTTCGGTCATTTGCAGATATTGGCGATGGCAACACTACTTATTACGCAGTTGTTGATTCTATTGCTGGCACTTACGAAGTGGGCATTGGGACGTATACGTCTTCAGGTACTACGCTATCCCGTACTACGATCCTCTCAAATAGCTTAGGCACTACGGCTGCAATTAACTTTGCGGCTAACAGCAAGGACGTATTCGTAACGTATCCTGCTTCTAAGGCTGTTTATGGCGATGAATTAGACATGGCTTATGAGCTGCATTTCGCGGCTTCTAACGGTATCTTCCTAAGCAATCAGACAGTTAGTACAACGATGACGTTCCCAAGCGGCTACGAGGGCATTAGTGGCAAGAACACGGCTATTGGTAGTGGGGTAACGGTCACTGTGCCTTCTGGTGCAACGTGGACTATTGTCTAAATGTTTGGGATTAGCACCTTTGCTCAGTCTCCGTTTTCGTCATTAGGTGGATCGACGTTATTCGGTGCTGCAAGTGTAGATGCAACTGCTACTGTTAGTGCTAATGCAACAAGAGTACAATTTGGTAATGCTGCGGTAAGTGGTACAGCAACGGTTACAGCCACAGGGTTAAGAGTTAGATTTGCTGCTGGCTCTATTAACGGAACAGCAACGGTTAGCGCTAACGGTGGTTTTGTTTATCAGGCCGATGCAAGTATTAACGCTCTGGCAACAGTAGCTTGTAGTGCTAGCGGTATATTTGCTGGTGTTGCTTATGTTAATGCTCTGGCAATAATGGGTGCAAATGGCGGCATTATTGGTGAGGAGTGGTCGGATCTAACTCCTGAGGCAAATAACTGGACTGAGCAATCAGCAGGTAGCAACACATGGACGAATGTAGGAACAAGTAGTGACACATGGACAGAGGTTCCTGTCGGGTCAAATACTTGGTCAAATGTAAACGCTGGATCAGATAATTGGATGAGGCAATAAGATGCCAATGACATTAAGCGGAGATGGGACGATTACAGGACTAGCGGCTGGTGGTCTGCCTAACGCTACGGTTACTGCTGATGATTTAGCGTCTGGTGCAGCTAGAAGTAACTTTGGCGCTGGTGCTGTGTTGCAGGTAGTGCAAACTGTTAAAACAGATTCATTTTCGACTACATCAACTTCATATGTAACCTTTATGACTGTTTCAATTACGCCAACATCTGCATCAAGCAAAGTGTTGATAACATTTGGAACTAATGGGGGTACAGCAGGTGATGTGGTTCACGGATATTTAGGCATTTTTAGGGATGCCACTCAAATATTTAAAGCCGATACTGCTGGTAATCGAAGAAGTGCGACAAGTGTTATTAATACAGCGACTCAGCAACAATTTTATTTTGGTGGAACATTTTTAGATAGTCCGGCAACCACTTCAGCAATTTCATACACCATACAAGTTGTAAGTGCTAGCGCTACAGCTATTTATCTTAATCGTTCCGCCAGAGATACTGATTTACTTGCTTACGATGGAAGAACACCATCTTCAATCACAGTCATGGAGATAGCAGGATGAACCACAAAGCTATTCGCGCTCTATACCCTAACGTAGTAACGATTGATGATGGCGCAGGAGCTTTTGATGCACAAGGTAACAAGGTTGAGATTGACTTAGCAGCAGTCAATGCTTGGGTAGATCCTAATGCGTATAAGTATCAACGAGCAGCAGAATATCCATCATTCGCTGACCAGTTTGACTTGCTGTATCACGGTGGCTATGACGCATGGAAAGCAGCCATTGATGCAGTAAAAGTTAAGTATCCAAAGGTTTAATATGAGCCTGAAACTAAATTCATCTGGTGGTGGTAGCGTACTTTTACAGGAGCCTAGTACGGCTTCTAATCGCACCTTAACGCTGCCTGATGCAACGACTACAGCAGTCGGAACTGACGCTACTCAAACGCTATCAAATAAGACGTTTTCAGGGGCGCAGACATTTGGTACGGCTTCGTTTGCAGAGCCTAGTGGGTCAGCACCATTGTTTGCAGCTAGAGCATGGGTCAACTTTAACGGAACAAGTACAGTTGCTATTCGTGCTAGTGGTAATGTGTCAAGTATTACGGATAACGGTACGGGTGACTATACGGTGAACTTTACTACGGCACTGCCTGATGCAAATTATTCCGCTGTTGGAAATTGCACAACAAATAGCTCTTTTAGTGTGCAGTTCGTATCCATGTTTAACAGTACCGTCAGTAACGCAAACGTAGCTCCAACCACTTCCGCTTTTAGAGTATCTACAAGAGAAACTACAGGATCTGGTAGAGATGAAGAATACGTTATTGTTTCCGTCTTCCGCTAACCAAGGACAACCAATGAACTCACGCATAATTTACCCAACAGATGACGGCGGTGTCGCAGTCATAGTTCCAGCCGCTGAGTGTGGCTTAACCATTGAAGAAATCGCTGCTAAAGACGTGCCAGCAGGTAAGCCTTACGAGATCGTAAACGTAGCGGATATTCCTTCAGATCGTACATTTAGAGGGGCTTGGTCATGGGCATCGTAATTGACGTAACAAAGGCTAAAGCTATTGGTCACGATATGCGTCGAGCTGCTAGGGCTGAAGAATTCAAGCCTTACGACGAAGCGATAGCCAAGCAGATACCGGGTGCATTAGACGGTGCAGAAGCGGCTCGTCAGGCTATCCGTGACAAGTACGCAGCTATCCAGACGAGTATTAACGCAGCAGCTACACCTGACGAGATCAAAGCAGCATTGGGGATTTAAATGTCAACATTAAAGACGAACAATGTACAAGTAGGGCAGTCTGTAACGGCTACAAATAACTTTACTATTTACCAGCCTTCTACCCCTGACGGTACTGTTCGCATTGGTGTCGGCAATAGTGGCGCTACGACAGCAGATGTAGCCTCTATGTCCTCAGGCGGTAACTTTTCGTTTAACTCTGGTTATGGCTCTGTAGCTACAGCGTATGCTTGTAGGGCTTGGGTTAATTTTAACGGTACTGGAACTGTTGCGATTAGAGCAAGCGGTAACGTATCGTCAATTACTGACAATGGGACTGGTGACTACACAGTGAACTTTACGACTGCGATGCCTGATGCAAATTATTCAGCCTCTGGAGTTGTTGGTGTTTCTCCCGGCGCAACGGCTGGCTTTACGGGTGCATTTGATTCTTCTGCGGTTCCAACAACTTCAGCTTTGCGAGTTTATTCTGTAAGCGCTGCTAACGCATTAACAGATTACACAAGAGTTTTTTATGCGGTCTTCCGCTAAAGGCTAACCATGCAAAAAATTCTATTCGGTGAGTGGTTGCCAGATCAACCCGGCGTAACAGGTGCAGTAACAGACGCAAAGAACTGTTATCCAGTTGCTAACGGATATGCTCCAGTTAAGAGCGAGGCTGATTACTCTGACGCTGCTGGTGCTAACCTAATCATTACCTTTGCCGGTAAGTTTGACAGCGTTAGTACATTGTTCGCAGCTAGCACAACCCAAATTTATAAGTTTGATAGCGCTGATGCTAGCTTGGATGCGCTTACCACTAGCGGATATACGGCTGTTGAGGGTTGGGATGTAACCCAGTTTGGTGCAAAGATGATTCTGGCTAATGGTCAGGATAAGTTGCAAGCGTTTACATTGAATTCATCAACTTACTTTGGTGACTTGGCTGCTGCTGCTCCTACGGCTAAGTTTGTAACCGTTGTACGTGACTTTGTTGTAGCTGCTAGTGATGCGACAGAAACAAGTAAGGTTTACTGGTCAGACATAAATGACGAGACGGATTGGACTTCTGGCTCTGCTTCTCAGTCTGATACACAGGTACTTCCTGACGGTGGCGATATTACAGGTTTGGCTGGTGGTGAGTACGGTCTGATCTTCTTAGAACGTGCTATCTACCGGATGAGTTACACAGGCTCACCATTCTTCTTCCAGTTTGACGCTATTAGCCGGTCTTTGGGCTGTATTTCTAACGGGTCTATTGCTCAGTACGGCAACCTAACGTATTTCCTTGCAGACGATGGTTTCTATGTCTGTGATGGTCAGTCAACGAAGAACATAGGTAGCGAGAAAGTAAACCGCTGGTTCTTTGACAATGCCATTCCCGGTGAAATACTTACAGGGATGAGTGCGACAGTTAATCCTGTTACAAAGTTAATAATATGGAAGTTTAATAATACGTTTGGTAATAAGACTATGCTGATGTACTCGATTGACCTTAGCAAATGGTCATACGCAGATACTACAGCGACATCAATTGCTTATGTATTAACACCTTCAGCTACGTTAGAGCAGCTAGACAACTATAACGCAAGCATTGATGCGCTTGATATTCCTCTTGATTCGCGTGTTTTTGCTGGTGGACAATTGTTATTTGCTGGCGTTAGTGAACAGAAGATTATTACTTTTTCAGGCCAGCCTAAGACTGCGAACATATCAACGGGTGATATTGATGTAGGCAGGTCTACGGTCATGCTAGCAAAGCCTATTGTGGACGGTGGTAGTGGTTCTATAGCTATTGCAAGCCGGGATAATCTTGCTGAACAAGTGGAATTTAGCTCAGATACGGCTGCTGATGCAGAAAACCGTGTGAGCTTGCGGTCTAACGGTGAGTACCATCGACTAAGGCTAACTCCTACTGGGGCTAACTGGAAAACTGTTGTTGGCTTAGAGTTTGACGTTGTTAAACAGGGTAATCGATGACTCAGTTCCGTACATTACCGCCATTTGGTAGCGATGCTCGTGGTGTTGCTGAGGTCGTTCGTGGGATTATGGACGGTAAGACCAATAATATCGGTCGGATTACGTTAGCCACAGGAAATGTAGCTACAACCACCATTAACGACGAGCGTATAGGCTTTGACAGCCTGATATTCTTGGTTCCGGTGTCTGATGTTGCTGAAGCTGATTCTACGCCTTACGGAGCGTTTCAGGACTCCACAGACCAGACTGCTGCTAATACCACGACTGCTTATGCGGTGACATTAAACACAACTGACTTTAGCAATGGGGTTTATGTTTCTAATAGCTCAAGGATAAATGTCAGAAACTACGGTATTTACAACCTGCAATTTTCTATTCAGTTTAAGAATACAACTAACGATGGTCAAGACGTAGACGTATGGTTCCGTAAAAACGGTACAAACATTGCAGCATCTAATAGCCGGTTTCATATACCAGCCAGAAAAAGCGGCGGTGATCCTAGTCATTTAATTGCTGCGCTTAACTTTTTCCTTGAGCTTCAGGCTAATGATTACGTTGAAGTTATGTGGCGGGTTACAGATACAGGCGTTTCTATAGAGCATTTTGATACGAGTACATCTCCTACTCGCCCGGCAGTTCCTAGCGCAATTGTTACCATGAGTTATGTTGCCCCAGCAGCAACTTCCAACGTGTATGTTTCCAGCCAACAGCAAGGAAGTGCTACTCTTACGCACTGGTCAAACAATACGGCAGACAAAACCTATGGTTACATTGTGGTGGGCTAATGGAGTTTAGGTACATACCTGTAGAACAACTTAGGAACTGGTGGCCTACAGTACGCCCCGGCTTAGATGAAATCAAAGGGTATAGCCCAGAAAACTGGATAGTAGAAGATGTGTACACAGACTGCTTTAACCAAAAAGCAATGCTGTGGGTAGGATTAGATAATAACCATTTTAAGTGCTTCTTTATCCTGCAACCTATGGGCGAAACAATGCACCTATGGGCTGCTTGGACGTTAGAAAACAATTATCAAATTGTTGAATCTGGATTAAAATACATAAAAGACATCTGTCGTCAAGGTAATGTCAAATATCTAACTTTCTCTAGCCATCGTCGAGGATGGCAACGTAGGGCGAAACAGCTTGGTTTCCGTCCTAAACAATGGATTTGCGAGGTGTAATATGGGCGGTGGAAGCAGCAGGGAACCTGCAAAAACAACAACGAGCATTGATCCTGACATCAAGCCCTATGTTACTTATGGCCTAGAAGAAGGCAAGCGACTTTACGAGTCTGGTACGCCTACATTCTTCCCCGGTCAGACCTATGTCTCGCCATCTCAGTCTACTCA